CTCATCAAGGCCAGCGTCGAGTGGGTCTTCCAGCAGGTCGAGGCGTCGCCGTCGAAGAAGGCCACGACGGGCAACTCCGCGCACTCGGCCACGACGGGCTACTACGCGCACTCGGCCACGACGGGCAACTCCGCGCACTCGGCCACGACGGGCGACTACGCGCACTCGGCCACGACGGGCGACTACGCGCACTCGGCCACGACGGGCAACTCCGCGCACTCGGCCACGACGGGCTACTACGCGCACTCGGCCACGACGGGCTACTCCGCGCACTCGGCCACGACGGGCTACTACGCGCACTCGGCCACGACGGGCTACTCCGCGATCGCCGCAGCCCTCGGACGCAGATCGCAAGCCAAAGCGGGCATGACCGGATGGCTCGTGCTGTCCGACTACGACCACAGCGGCGAACTCCGCGAGGTCATCGCCGTCAAGGTCGGTCGCAGGAAGCGAGGCATCGTGGTCAAGCCGGACGCCTGGTACGCGCTTCGGGATGGACGGCTGGTCGAGGTTGACGACGACGGAGAGGCGGTGTCCCGATGACTCACTACGGACGCCGGCACCGCGAGATGCCCGACTGGCTCGTGATCGCTCTGATGATCCTCGCTGTCACCGTCTTCGGCGCGCTGATGACGCCCCTGTACGGCTGGCTGCTGGCGATGGGCTGGGGGTGGGCGAAGTGACCCACTACGACCTGCCTTCGCTGACCAACTCGGGCCTCATCGTCCTCCTCCTGCTCGTCTTGGCCGTCGTCGTGCTGCCTCGTGTGGGGCGTGCGCTGGACCGTGAGCGGGGGCAGCGATGACATGCCGCCACGCTCGCAAGGGCATCATCACCAATCAGACGGAGGGCTTCGACCCGACGCGGACGCACGCTCAGACCAGCGTCTGCGACCGGCCTGAATGCATCTTGGCTGCGGGCCGCTGGGTGTCGGGCAGGACGGGCGAGGTCGCCTACTTCCGGCCCGACGCCGACAAGACGCGCGGCTGGACGCCCGTCGATGAGTGGGTCAGCGCCGCGAGGGCTGACGCATGACCGCCCCGAATCCGTACGCGAAGCAGTGGGCGCAGTTCAAGGCCTCAACCGCTGACCACGTGCTGATAGTGCTCCGCGATGACGGGCTGTACCGGCACTTCCGGATGGGCAAGCCGGGCACCGGCATGTGGTCGTGGAATGTCGTCACCTGGCCTTGGCATCTGTACGTCGGCGGCGACATCGGCGGCGGCTTCGTCTGGTCGCGCGAGGAAGACATGGTCGCCTTCATGGACACCCGCCACTACGGCGACTACCACGGCGACGGGTCTCCGCTCCTTCAGGCTGACTATTGGGCCGAGAAACTGGATCACGTCTGCCGCGACCGCGCCTACAGCTTCAGCGAGGACCGATTCATCCGGCGCGTGACGGAGGCTGTCGAGGGCTGGCCGGCCGCGGATGCGCTGGTGTCCGAAGCGCGTGAGGCCGCCTACTACGAGGCCGAGGCTCGCGAGTGGCTGAGCGAGCACCAGGACGGATTCCCCGACTCGTGGGAGTGGGAACTCAAGGACCTCGATCACCACTACCTGCTGGCCTGCTACGCGGTGGTCACCACCATCGCCGCTGTCCGAAGGATGAAGGAGGCAGCGGCATGACCGCCCCGATGAGAGCCACGCACGCCTGCATCCCCGCCGAGTGCCCCGAGTGCAGCGTCGACCTGGCGCTACTGACCGCGTCGGGTGACCCCATCGCCACGGCGGCCGACCTCAGGTGGGCGGCGGACTACCTGACCTCCGTCGCCCCCACCATCGATGCCGACCTACTGCCCACCGCTCGCCAGATCCAAGACTGGCTGGTGAGGGGTGGGCGTGAGTTGGTGATCGCCGAGCTGGTTTCGCGGACCGGTGTCAGCCAGGCGCGACGTGAGCTGACTGCACGGACGGGTGGTGCGGCATGACCCTCTCGACACCCACGCCGTGGATGGACGACTACGACAGCTACGACGAGCCAGACGTGCCGGCCGAGCCCCGTATCGAGGTCCGCTACGACCTGGAGCAGGGCAGCGAGGAATGGCTGGAGGCGCGTCGGGGCATGCTCACCGCCTCAGTGATCGGCCAGCTCATCACCGTGGGACCGCCGGACGCGTTGACTGTGGCCTGTCCGTACTGCCATGCGGCTGAGGGTGGTCCGTGCCTGAGCGCTGCTCGCAAGGAGCCGACGCCGACCAAGGTTCCGCACCCCGCCAGGATCGCGAGGGCGGCCGAGATGCCACCCACTTACAAGCCTGCGACCGGGGATGTGCCCAGGATGCTGACGGCGCTGCTGGTGGCAGAGCGCATCAACGGCTGGTCCGACCCGGTCTTCATCTCCAGCGACATGTGGCGCGGGAAGATGGAGGAGCCGCTGGCCCGCTCCCTGTACTCCGAGACCTACGCCAAGGTCACCGAGGCGGGGCTCATCGTCCGTTCCGACTGGGGATTCAGCATCGGCTACAGCCCCGATGGGCTGGTGGGCGATGACGGCCTCATCGAGGTCAAGTCTCGGCGGGCCAAGAGGCAGCTCCTGACGGTGCTCGACGACACGGTGCCGCTCGAGAATCTGGCCCAGATCCAGACGGGGCTGCTCGTCAGCGGCCGCTCTTGGTGTGACTACGTGAGCTACTCCGGCGGCATGCCGATGTGGCGGACACGCGTCTACCCGGATCCCGCATGGCAGGCCGTGATCGTCGAGGCCGCCCGTCTCTTCGAACGCACCGCCACCCGGATGCTCACCACCTGGACCGAGCGCACCGTCGGACTGCCGGCGACCGAGCGCACCACTTACGACCTGGAGATCGTGTGATGGACGACCACGGAGACATTTCAGACACCCTGGCCCCGAAGTCGGAGCAGCTCGACAACGTCGAACTCACCAGCGGCCCCCGCGTCTTCGTCGTGGAGCGCGTCGAGGTCAAGCGTGAGGCCGAACAGCCTGTCCGCGTCTACTTCCTCGGCTTCCCGCGCCCGTGGCGGCCCGGTGTCACCATGCGCCGCGTCCTTGCCTACTGCTGGGGCGAGAAGTCCAAGTGCTGGCCTGGACGCAGCATCAAGCTCTTCCGCGACCCCGACATCCGCTACGGCAAGGACGCTACGGGAGGTACCCGAATCGCAGCCATGAGCGACATCGACGGCAGACAGGAAGTGCCGATCCTCATGTCGCAGGGTCGCGCCGGGGTCTATGTCGTCGAGCCCCTGTCGCCGACCGAGATCCCGGCCGCCACCCCAACCGCCAGCCCGACCCCGGACCAGATCGACGCCTGCACCGACATCGCCGAACTCGGCGAGATGTGGAAGGCGCACCCCGACGCCCGCGCCCGCATCGAGGCCCGTGTCGCAGCACTCAAGGCAGCCGAGCCAGACGGCCGCCTCATCCCTGACCACGTCACCGCTGCTGGCGAGTGACCTACCCGCCGGACTCGTCGGGGGGCGAGTCCGGCCAAGACGAATCGAAGGAGAGAGCAAATGAGCAGCTTCACCATCACCCACAAGGACCTGTCAAGACTCGCCACTATCGTCGGCCCGAGTGTCGGCAAGGACACCCTGCTGCCGGTCTTCACCTACGTCCAGATCCGAAGCCATGAAGGCCGCGTCGAGATGCGGGCCACCGACCGGTTCACCCTTGCCGTCGCCCGTGTGGAGACCACCTACGATGGCGAGCCGTTCTGCATGCGGCACGCCGACCTGAAGCACCTGCTGACGATGCTCAAGATGGCCGGCTCGGTGCACCTCACCATCAGCATCGAGGGCGACACCATCACCGCCTCCGCCGCTCAGCCAGACCTTCGCGACGGACCCAGCATTACCGTCACTTTCAGCGTGCCGGCCGGGGACTACCCGACGTTCGACCCGTTCCTGAGGGACTGGTCAGATACCGTCGCACGTCCCGCCTTCAATCCTGCCTACCTGCGCCGCGTCCCCAACCTGCTGAGCGCTGAGCCCGTCAGGTTCGCCAGCCAGGGTGAAGGCAAGCCGTGCGGACTCTTCGCCGCCGACTGGGCGCTGGTCATCATGCCCATCAGGACAGCCGAGGACGCGACCGACCAGTGGCTGACCAAGCCGGAAGCCGAGGCCGCGTGATGGGCGCCTCAGGACGTACCTACCTGCACCCCGAGCCGCACCGTGAGCATGTCCCGGTGACACGCCGGGCAGCCACGGCAGCCGTCTGGGTACTGATCGGACTCATCTGCATCAGCTTCTGGACTGTCGTGGGAGCCCTGCTGGCTTGGTGGGCGGGAGTGGACCGATGAGCCAGATCACGACAGCCGACGAGCTGGACGGACTGCCGATGGGGAGCATCGTCAAGGTGTCCGACGAGTCCCCGGACAGCTTCTGGCTCAGGGGCGGCGGTGGCCTCTGGTGGACCTTCGCCGCCGTACGCGGATACTCCAGCGCCGAAATGGTGGAGGAGTGGCAGTACACCGTCCTCTACCGTCCCGACGTCCCGGCCGAACCCCAGCGGGTGCAGCCGAGCCGGGAGGAGGTGGCGTCGGCATTCGACACCCACCGGTGGAAGACGATGGGAGTTCGCTCCGTCGAGTGTGAGTGCGGAGCCATCCTGCACGATCCAGCCAGCCAGCCACTGCGTATGTTCCCGGCGGATCGAGTCTTCCGCGAGCATCTAGCCGACGCCATCCTCGCCCTGTTCGAGGGACGTGAGTCATGACCATGACTACGGCCACGTGGTGGCGCAAGTTCTGGGAGCGCGTCGACCGGTCCGGCGGGTGCTGGCTATGGGCTGGCGGTTCCAATGGCTACGGCTACGGCACCCTGACTCGCGGCGGCACGAAACTCATGGCGCACCGCGTGGCCTACGAGTCGATGGTCGGACCCATCCCGGACGGCTTGGTCCTCGACCACCTGTGCCGTGTCCGCAACTGTGTGAATCCGGCGCACCTGGAGCCCGTAACGATCGGCGAAAACGTGCTTCGTGGGGTCGGTCCATCCGCCATGGGATGTCTGCGTACCCATTGCCCCCAAGGGCACGAGTACACGCCGGAGAACACCGAGGTCCGAGGTGATGGACGGCATTGCCGAGAGTGCCATCGGGCCGATAGCCGCCGCCGCTCCGCTCTACGAGCGCCGTGCCCCGTCTGTGGCCTTGAGCGGAAGGCCCGCTACATCCCCGATCACATCCGCAGGGTTCACCGACAGGAGGCCAACCATGGCTGAGTTCGAGCAGCTTCCCGACGACGCCCGAATGAACGCCTACTACTACGGCTTCGAGCGGACCGGCATCGGTCCTATCGACGCGATCCTCTCGGCGGTGGCGGTGGCAGGGAAGGGTTCGCATCACACTTCCGACTGGTGCGAAAAGTCCAGCTACGACTACTACAAGGGCCGCCCCGGACTCCCTGATGCAGACAGCGCGCTGGACCTCATTCAGTCGACCGCGAACCGTTCTGCGGCGCAGGTACGGGCAGCACTCGCCGCCCAGCCCACCGTGGCCGAGGTCAAGGCTGAGGCGCTGAGGGGGCTGTCGTGACCGCCCTCCGATTCTTCAGCTACGGCGGCGGCGTCCAATCCACCGCCGCCCTCGTCCTCGCGGCACGCGGCGAAATCGACTTCCCGCACTTCGTGATGGCCAATGTCGGCGATGACTCCGAGCACCCTGCCACCCTGGCCTACGTCCGCGACGTGGCCATGCCCTACGCCGCAGGGCACGGCATCGACCTGCATCTGCTCGACCGGACCAAGCGTGACGGCACCGTCGAGACCCTGTGGGGCCGACTTATGGATTCGCGGCCGTGTCCCGACTGTGATGGCGTGCCGTCGCCGGACCAAGAGGCGGGCTGCCCTTGGTGTGAGGGCCGGGGCAACCGCAACGTGCTCGACTGGCCGGACGGCGTCGACTTCGACGAGTTGGACGACGACTACGAGCCGCCAATGCGGTGGGGCAAGTGCCCCAACTGCGACGGCAAGGGCTATCGGATGGTCCCGGGATGTTCCAGATGTGGCGGCACCGGCCGTCTAGAGTCCCGCTCGCTGCCGATTCCGGTCCGCATGTCCAACGGCGCACCGGGCCAGAGGTCATGCACCGCCGACTTCAAGATCAGAGTCACCGGCAAATGGGCCAAGCAGCACGGGGCCACCAAGGACACCCCGGCCGTCGTCGGTATTGGCATCAGCGTGGACGAGATCCACCGCGCCAACAACCGCCGCGTCGAAGCCCACGAGCAGATCGTCTACCCGCTGCTCGACCTCCGGCTGAGGCGCGACGACTGCCTGCGCATCATCGCCGAAGAGGGGCTGCCAGTGCCCGGCAAGTCGTCGTGCTTCTTCTGCCCGTTCCATCGGACCACGGCATGGCAGGACCTCGCACGCGAAACCCCTGACCTCTTCGAGAAGTCGTGCCAGCTTGAGGACACCCTCAACGCCCGCCGTGACACGCTCGGCAAGGATCACGTCTTCCTGACGCGCTTCGGGGTCCCTCTGCGACAGGCGATCGCGCTGGACCAGGACACGCTGCCCGCCGATCCTGCGGATGGGGAGTGCGGCTCAGGGTGGTGCGGACTATGACCGCCCTCCGTGTCCGTGTCGCCCTGTGGCTGTGGCGTGCGGCGAGGAGGCTGGGATGAGCACCCTCCAGGACATCATCGCCACCCTCGACCGTCACGGCATAGAGCCCATCAGCCTCACCTACGAGCACCTGACGTCCGGGACTCACTGGACGCTCTACGTCGGCTGCTGCGCCGACTTCTGGACGCTGGCCGGCGAGTGGCACGGGAGACGCTCAGACCGACTCACGGGCTTCCACGCCACCGAGCGGACCAGGCTCGCACAGTGTGGGGATGGGCTGCTCGGCCATCTGTGCCACCACCTGTTGCCCTGCTGGGACAGCGTCGAGGGTGAGGCTCCAGCCGAGCCTGAGCAGGGCGTGCCGATCGGGGGTGCGCTGTGAATCTCGCGGCACCCTTCCCGTACTTCGGCGGAAAGCGTCGGGCTGCCCAGACTGTCTGGCGGGCGCTCGGCGACCCGTCCGGCTACGTCGAGCCGTTCGCCGGGTCTGCTGCCGTACTCCTTGCCCGGCCATCGTTCGACGGCCGTCGAGTTGAAACCATCAACGACGCTGACGGCTGGCTCGTCAATGCGTGGCGCGCCATCCAACTCAGCCCCACCGAAGTAGCCCGGTATGCCCACGGCCCTGTCTCTGAGATCGACTACCACGCCCGGCTGGCGTGGCTGCAGGAGCGCCGCACGCCCGAGTTGGTGGCGTGGCTGGAGGGCGACCCGGAGGTGCACGACGCGAAGGCTGCCGCGTGGTGGCTGTATGTCGCCGCGTGCGGTATCGGCGATCCTTGGGGCGGTGGGCCGTGGCGCGTGCAGGATGGCCTGCTGGTCGACTCCCGCGCCACGGCCTCGGCGATGCCGGGCGGGGAATCCACCGGGCACTCCTCACCGCTCGGCGTGAATCGTGAACTCCCGCACCTCGGCGACGCCGGGCAGGGAATCCACCGGGCACTCCCGCACCTCGGCGATGCCGGGCGGGGAATCCACCGGGCACTCCCGCACCTCGGCAACGCCGGGCGGGGAATCCACGAAGAGCAACTAGAGGCCTACTTGGCATTGCTCGCCGCCCGGCTCGAACGCGTCCGCATCACCTGCGGCGACTGGCTGCGTGTCGTGCAGCCATCCGTGGTCAGATCCGGCAGTGGGGGTGACGGTGCCCGCGCCGTGTTCCTGGACCCGCCGTATGCCACCAGCGGCGACCTCTATGCGGCCGCGAGCGACGGCATCGCCGAACATGTAGCTGACTGGTGCCTCGGTGCCGACCCTTCCCTGCGCATCATCCTTTGCGGCTACGACGACGAGCACGCGCGACTTGAGGTCCACGGCTGGAGCAGAGTGGATGGCAAGGCGGGCGGGGGCGCTGGGTACAGCACCCGCCGCGACAACGGCCGACGGGAGCGCCTGTGGCTGAGCCCCGCCTGCCTCAGCGACCACCGGCAGGACGTCCTCGACTTCGGGGAGCCCGCATGAGACCCCCGACCACCACCATCGCGCTCCACCGTGGCCGCTGGACCGCAGCCTGCCTCCGCGACGGCTGCACCTGGCGCGCCGCAGCACTCCTCACTCGCTCGGCCGCAGAGGCAGCGGCGAGCACCCACGACCAGCAGCACAGGAGGACGCGATGACCCACGAGTGCGCGATGCACGAGGCTGGCTCGGCCCAGTGCTACACCGACCACCGCTGCCGCTGCGCCGCCTGCTCGGCCGCGGGCAATGCGTATCGCAAGAGGCAGCGCGCCGGGGTTACCAGCAAAGTGCCGACCTCGGTCGTCTGCGCCCACCTGGATCTCCTGGCTACCGCAGGCATGTCTGCCCTCGACATCGCCGCCGATGCCGGCGTGTCCCGCACGACTATCACCCGCATCCTCACCGGGGAGACCAGCAGTGTGTGGAGACGCACGGCCCGCGTACTGCTCGCCGTCCAGCCACGACCCGGAGCGTACGGCACAGTGTCGGCTGTCGGTACAGCCCGTCGAATGCAGGCGCTCGCCGCCCTCGGCTGGTCGAGCCGCGCGATCGCTATCGCCACGGGCATCCCCGACAGCAATGTGCGCCGCATCCGCCGGCACGCGATCCCGACCGTATCAGCCACCACTGCGGCGGCCGTGCGGTCCCTGTACGACCACGCCTCGATGCGGCCGCCGACATGCCCCGATCTGCGGCTGCTCAACCTGGCCAGACGCAACGGATGGGCTCCGCCGCTGGCCTGGGACGACGACCTCGGACCCCATGGCATCGACAACCCGGACGCGACTCCCTGCCTTCCTGGCGACTCGCAGACCGACCGGCTCGCCGACGCCCTGTGGCTCATAGACGCCGGCGAATCACCATCCCGCATCGCTGCTCGGGTCGGCTACAAGGACCGCGACGGGCTCTACCAGGCACTCAACCGGGCGGGCCTCGGAGACCAGGTGCAGCGGCTCAGCAAGGCGCAACGGGCCGAGTACGACGCACTGAGAGACGCAGGGCTCGGCGAGATCCGCGGGCCGAGGAAGGTCGCCTGATGGTCCGGAGGATTCCTGGCGAGTTCGTCCCGGCCGACGTGAATCTTGCGAACGATCCGGCGATTATGCGCGCCGGGCCGCTCGCCGAGCTGATGTTCCGTCGAGCCAACGAATACGCCAAACGCAACGACCGAGACGGGGTCATTTGCGGCGTCGAGTTGGGGGTGATCGCGTTCGGCATCCCCGGCAGGCCGATTGCCCATGCCGAGGCGTTGGTCCGAGAAGGGCTGTGGGAGCAATCCGGCGATGACTACGTGATTCGCTCGTTCCTGAAGTGGAACATGAGTCAGGTTGAGCAGGCCGAAGACAAGGAGAAGAAGCGTCTCGCAGCCATTCTGACCAACCATAAGCGCTACCACCACAAGGAGCCCCAAGCCGACTGCCCGCACTGCATGGAGGTCGCAGAATGACTCGCTACACCGATCGCTATAGCGATCGCTACACCGATCGTGCACCCGTCAAAAGCATTCTCGCTCCCTGCTCGCAGAGGGTAGAGGGTAGAGAGCAGAGGGTAGAGGGTAGAGAGCAGAGGGTAGAGGTCCCCCCGCTGACGCGGGCCCCCCAGGGGGCCCTTGTCCTCGAACCCTGTGCCCCGACTTTGTCAGTGGTTACGCACAGACTCAATTCTGAAAGTCAACTACAGACGGCGCGCGCGTTCGATTCGGTGGTGGCGTCGTGATCACCGAATCGAGCTACCTGCCCGCCATCGAAGCACTGGAGTCGCTCGGCCCATCACTGCATGCCGTTCGGCTCTCCCGCGGCAAGAGCCTACGGAAGTGCGCCGCCGAAATGGGCATCAGCTTCTCGACTGTCAACCGCGTCGAGTCGGGCGAGGACTGCGACCTCGGCAGCGCCCTGGCCATCCTGCGCTGGCTCGCGACGCCGCCCGGCGTCGCTGCCGTCGAAGTGCGGGTCAACCCTGCGCTCGCCATCGACCTCAGCGACCCCGATACCGAGCCGGTCGTCCGCGTCTGGACATGCGCACAGTGCGGCAAGCGTGAACCGTGGGGGCCGGGCTGGGCGTGGTTCGGCAACTACCGCCAGCTGGACCTGACCGGTGAGCCAGAGTTCGTCGTCTGCTCGACCGCCTGCCGCCAGAGGTCCGCGACGCGTGAGGGCCACGACGCCGCGCTGCTCAACGCTGCCGAGGATGGTGGCGACGATGTCTAGCCACCCCTGCCCGTTCGGCGTCGGCGAACTGCTGGCCTTGTACGCGATCGTCCTGAACACCCACCACAACCCCGAGCTGGCCGCGCGCCTCAAGGAGCACGCGGACCAGCACTACCCCGAAGGAGAGCCGCAGTGAGCACCTACGTCTACCTCGAATGCCTCGATCACGACCCGCCACTGAGGGCTGACGGCGAGTCGGGCCAGCACCTGTCCGACCTGCCGCAGATCAGGGCCGACATCGCCGCCCGTGACGCACTGCTGACCCTCATCGCCGCGTCCGAGTGGGGCGATGTGCCCGACCTTGGCACCTACTTCCGCCAGAACACCGCCCGATTCCTGGCCGCCCTCCCGCACTGCCGCATCGGCATCCGGGACGAGTACGGCGACGTGCACCCGACCATCGAAGGAGAGCAAGCATGACCACATCCGAGACCCACGACTACCTCGCCGAAGCCCGAGCCCTGTACGAGCAGGCCGTCGAGGACAAGCGCGCCGAGATTGCCAGCAGCTCCAACCACTGGGCAGCGCGGGTCGGACGCGGCGAGTTGGCCAGCCTGCTGCTGAAGCTGGACGCCATCGACGAATATCGGCGGAATCGCGACGAGCAGCAGGCCGACGACAAGCGCGTGCAGGCGATGTCGCTGGCGGCGAAGGCCCGGACCGCTGCGCAGGAGTCCATCGCCGAGTCGCTGCGTGCCATCGCCGTCGCACTCACCCCCCCACCCCTGAACCTGCCATCGCTGGGATACGCGGAGTGGTACGCGCAGAACGGCATGATCCCTGCGGTCCGCGAACTGCCGGACGGCGGCCAGCGATGACACTCGACCTTGACAGCCCTCCCCGGCACCTCGAACGCTACGCACCGCCGTGGGCACGCGACCGGCGGACCATCTGCGGGCGGCCCCTCGGCGACGTCGCTGTGTGGGTGACCTTCGAGGAGGGCCGCGCCATCATCGCCAAGCACGGCCAGCAGAGGGCCCGGCTCCTGCTGTGCCAGACGTGCATCGGCAATCAGGCCCGGATCCAGTCCCCGAGCATCTGGGACACCAACCCGGTGCAGGTCGTCAACGACTACACGTCCCACAACTGGCCGAACTCGCTCGCGTTCGCACAGACCCGCGCCGAACTGCTGGCGATCGCCAAGCTCGTCGCCGCCCACGAGGCCGAGTTCGCCGCGACCGTCACGGCCTACCTGACCGACGAACTCACCGCACGAAGGGAGAAGCGAGCATGACCATCGACCTCGACCGGCTGGAGGAGCTGGCGAAGAGCGCGACGCCGGGGCCGTGGGTTGCGGAAGTGGACGACTGGAACTGCTCGGTCATCCTCGATGATGACCAGCCTGGGACGGCCTACATCGCAGAGCGCCTGACTCAGGGAAAGTCCGAGGGTGAGGCTGACGCCGAGTTCATCGCCGCCCTCGACCCGACCACCATCCTCGCTCTGATCACCGAGGTGCGACGGCTGCGTGAGACGGTCGGCCTGCTGCACGGCTGGGAGGACCGGGCGAAAAAGGCTGAGGCCGAGCGGGACGGGTGGGCCTCGCGGATGGTCGAGTTCGTGGATGCCCAGCGAGCGCTCGCCCGTGTCGCAGCACTGGCCGACTCGGTCGAGAACCGGATGATGGCGACCGCGAAGCCGAGCGAGATCCGGGCCGCGCTGGCGGGTGGTGAGTGATGGCCCTCCACGGCGACATCCGGGTGAATGGCGAGGTCATCGGCCGCTGGTCAGCCCAGCGCGTCCTGACCCGCAAGTCGGGATGGCACGAGTACCGCTGGGAAGCGGTCTCGAACGGCGAGCGCGTGACCGGAGTCCTGGGCCACTGGTACGACAACGGGGCGCTGATGCTGGCACAAGCAGTGCTCATCGCTGCACACGAAGAGCTGACCCGGAATCACACTGGTGCAACTCGGCCACAAGGCCCGCGTTGCGTCACCGCTGAGGCGCTGGCTGGCGCGGAGGGCCCACAGACCCAACCATGTCCCGCTGAGCGTGAACCCCGAGAAATGCCCTCCAGCGGCCCCACGTTGCCCGCTGACGCATCGCACCTAGTCAGAGGCACCGAAAATCGGGGGTCTGGAGAGGCCGATCTGGACCTCGCCGCGAGCATCCTCGATGATGCCCGGCACGCCCTGAGCCCCGAGCAGCCAGGCCAGCGCATCGAGCCTGCCAAGCGCGTCCTGTGGTCGGAGGATGCCTGCCGCATCGTCCGTGAGTGGGAGGACCGCAAGAGGCGGGCATCGTGGCAGCCGCCGGCGCATGTCGTGCACCACGAGGCTGAGACCTACCTGCCGCCCGAGGATCGGGAGGGGCTGTGAGCGCCGACCGGGAGGACGCCATCGGGCAGGACCTCCGTGCGATGCGGAACGCGCCGAGCATCGAGGGCGTCGAGGCCATCGCTCGCGCCATGAGGGGCACTGGGCACTGGACGCCGGAAGCTGAACGCGAGTACGCGACGCAGATCCACAAGCGCCGGGTCGTGGTCCCGCTCGGCCAGGCGCGCTCGGCCTCCACCAATGTGCGGTGCCATCGATGCGGCGGGGAATGGTGGCGGCTGATCCGACGCCACGGCGCCGGTGATGTCGCTTCCGGCGCGGTCATCCTGCACGCCGCCGAGCATGGTGACCAGATCGTCGGCTACTCGGGCTATTTCGAGTGTGTCGAATGCGGGGCGACGCGATGAGTTCAGACCCGATCCGCGGCTACATGTTCAAGCGTGGCGGCATGTGGCACTACGAGGTGATGTTCGGAGACACCGTCGTTGCCTACGACAACTGCAAGCTGCGCGAGAAGTTGATCGAGAGTTGCCGCGAGCGCGTGGCGGCGTTCCGGATCGTCATCGGCCTCGGCTACACGCTGGAGCCGTCCTTCGGATGGAGTTCCCTCGTTGAGCGAGCGGGGGCAGAGCTGTGACCCACAACCCCGCCGCCCGCACCGTCGTGACCGTCGAGGACCTCAAGCCGATCCACGTCCGCGGCACCCAGATCCGCATCCCGGATCTGCACATGCCAGGCCTGGACTTCGACGCGCCGCACGTCACCGTCACCGGACGCCTGTACTCGATGCGGAGGACCCTCGGCGGCTGGCTGCTCGACGTCCGCCGCACCCATGCCGGTCCGTCGCTGCTCGACACCCCGATACCAGGCACCCACCCGTGCTACCTGGTGCGGGAGGATCCGCCGCCAGCACCTGAGCCCGAGGCTATCCCGTTCGACTGGGAGGAAATCGTGACCCGCCCGAACCCCGCCGCCCGTGTTCGTGCCGCCAAGCAGGCCCGCGAAGTCCGCCAGTGGCAGGAGGTGTCCGCCCGCGTCTCGACCTCCATCCACTGCGACAACCACCCTGACCGCACCGCAGTCCGCTACCACCCCGCCACCGGGGAGCGGTTCTGCGCCGAGTGCGAAGCAAGCCGAGAGGAGCAGCCGTGAATCCGATTCTGACCGTGCTCGCGGGCAGCCATGCCCACGGCATCAACACTGCGACGAGCGACTACGACTACCTGTCCGTCGCCGTGGCCCCGCTGGAGGTGACGCTCGGCATCGCCCCGCCGCTCAAAACGACCCAGACCCGCACCGCACCGCAAGGTGTCCGGTCGTCGGCCGGTGATGTGGAGACGACCACCTACGAACTCCGGCACTTCATGCAGCTCGCGACCCAGGGCAACCCGAACATCCTCGTCCCGCTGTTCGCCAACCCCGAGCACGTCATCCATGCGACGCCGCTGGGTATGTCACTGCGCGCGCTGGCGCCGTCCATCGTGAGCATGCACGCGGTGCGCCGTCACCTCGGCTACCTCGACGCTCAGCGCGGCCGCATCACAGGCAACGGCCCACACCAGGCGCGCAAGCCGAACCGGCCCGAACTGGTGGAGGCGTACGGCTACGACACGAAGTACGCCGCCCACGCACTGAGGCTGGCGTGGCAGGGCATCGAACTGGCGCAGTTCGGTCGGCTGAACCTGCCCATGCCGACCTTCGAGTGCCGGGTGCTGCGCGGCATCCGGGCGGGCGAATGGACTGAGTCGCGAGTGCTGGAGGAGATCGACGCGACACGGGCTGAGCTGGTCGCCTTCCTCGAAGGCAAGCGCCCGGTCGCCCTCCACCCCGAACCCGACTGGCCGGCCATCAACCGCTGGCTCATCAAGGCGCAGAAGGAGCAGCCGCGAAGACCCGCACCACCATCCTCAGCACCGAGGTGGACGACTTCGACGCCGCCATCGGCTTCCTGGTCGAGCACAAGCCCGAACTTGGCCCAACCCCGTACATGGAGGTGCTGCCCATGACCATCGCACCCGACACCGAACCACGCCAGGGACGTGCTCAAGGTCACCCTGCGAATCACCGAGGAGGTCGCGTGAAGACCCGCGTCGAGAAGCTGGCTGGACTGTGGCTGGCTTCCTGCCCGTCCTGCCCATGGACCTACCACAGCAGGGACCTGCCCAGGGCGCATGACGAGGCCACATTCCACACGTGCCAGGTCAGGCTCGGGCCCCGTCCGCTGGCCACGAGCATCAGCATCGCCGCAACCGAGGGCAGCACGGTGGTCTGGGCCGAGCAGCCAGCCACCAATGGACACAGGATGGAGGTCTGGCTGTGAGCAAGCACCACCGCGTCGGCCAGTATCGCGAGTGCGTCGGAGGCCGCTGGGCCGGTGACGGCGACACGTTCCCGTGCGTGTGGCGCTATCGGCACATGCCTGCCTGCGAAGACCTGCGCGAGCAGGCCCGCACGATCATCGGACGGGACGCGAACGCCGAGCTCGAGGACGACCTTCGCGCGGCCCATGACTGCCCGGGGTGCCTGCCGCGCGAGGCCACCGAGGGATGGCTGTGCGAGACGTGCGACCGCTACCTGCGACAGTGGTTGGGTGGTGGCGAGAACTCGCTCAGCGGCGCTCGCTCGTGGCTGCTCTCGAATGTCGGCCCGCTGCGCTCGACGGCCATCCGCGACGACTGGCAGCAGCGGTCCGACAAGGATGCCCTCCCGTCCGCCGTGGGTGAGCGCGGCTTCGACCTGCTCGACTGCGTGAAGGTGCTGGAGGACCGGGTCTACGTGGCCGAGGAGCGTCTACGGGTGGCGCTCGGGAACCGCGACCTTGCCGACGTCGGGCCATGGGACTTCGACCGTTCGATGGCCCTGCTTCGCCGGCACGTGCTCAAGATGGAGGACGACCCCCTGCTGGTCGGCGAGGTCTTCCGCAAGTTCCAGGACTCGATGATCGATGCCCATGCCCGTGCGCCGTGGCGGAAGATGGCGACGAAGATCCGCGGTTCAGACGGTCCGATCGCGTGCCCACACTGCGAGCGCAAGACCCTGATGCAGTACAGCGGAGACGACTTCGTTACGTGCACCACCTGCCACTGCGTGGTGAGCGACAAGCGGTTCGGGGTGTGGACGGAGATGCTGGAGGACGAGAATCGCAAGGCTGCAGAGGGCTGACCGAACGGGCGTTCGATAGACTTCCTGCCATGGACTCCATCCCCGGCGTGCTGACCACGGACGAGGTAGCCGACCTGCTCCGGGTGAGCACGTCGAGGGTGCGGCAGTTGGCCATGTCGGGCAGCCTGCCGCCGCTCGTGCGAGGGATGCGGCCGCTCCGGTTCCGAGAGGCTGAGGTCATCGAGTACGAGTTGGCCAACCGCAGGGACCGAGAGCGGATTGCGCGACTCGCCGAGGCATGGAGACTTGCATCCTGAGCCTCGGCTAACGATAATGAACGCGGAAACAAGTACGCCCTGAGCCTGATGGCCAGGGCGTTTCGCATGCCGGGTGGTGGAGGCCGCTGGTTGGTACAAGGGCATGTCCCAATGGGCGCGACCAGGGCGGTGGAATGGTCAGGGATCACGGAGGCATCCGCCCGTAGACCGCCGCCGACCTGCGGCTTAAGAACGAGGCGTCGCCACACGCCTACTCCACCACCCCCACAGTCTCGTCCCGGCGACCTCTCTCCGCCGGGACGTGCCTACCTCCTCTCGCCCGCCGGCCACCGCGCCACCACACCACTCACGAGCCACGGGCGCTCGACATCCTGAGACAGGGCGGGCAAGCCCGGGCGAGAGGACGGGCACAATGGGCAAGCGGGTCTGCCCGACTCATGGCTGCCCCAACCTCACCGAGGGTGGACGGTGCGACGACTGCCGGGCTAAGGCAGACAGACAGCGTGGCACATCCACCCAGCGCGGCTACGACCGCGACCACCGACTGAGGTTCCGCGAAGGAGTCCTCGCCAAGCACCCCATCTGCGTACTGTGCCGCAGCCGCAGGGCCACCGTCGCCGACCACTGGCCACTCAGCCGGCGCGAACTCGTAGACGCAGGGCTCGACCCATCCGACCCGCAGCACGGACGCGGACTGTGCAAGCCATGCCACGACCGCGAGACCGCGCGCCACCAGCCAGGCGGATGGCACCAGACCCTCTGAAGGGGTGGGGGTGACCCCCTAAACCCCCTAGTCAGAAGACCGCCGGTGACGGGCGAAAAGGGTGCGGGGGGTTCAAAGTTCCCAGCCGGGTGGGCGCAAGGCCTTCCGGCGCTTCGGTCTGGCGCAACGCCAGCGGGGGTGATTCCAGATGACCAGTGGTGGTGCACGCAACCGTTCCGGACCTCCGAAGGATCCGAACTCGGCGACGTCGGACCGCATCGACTTCAAGCTGACCTCGCTGCCGTCTGCGCCGCGCACGGGGCCGGTCCCGGAATGGCCGTTGATGGTTCGCAGGGTGTACCGGTGGGAGGTTGAGGACAAGCGCCGCTTCCAGGTGCTCGACGAGGACTCCACGGAGGAGATCCGCGATCGCGAAGCTGCCCTCTGGGAGTGGGTGTGGCGTACCCCGCAGGCCTACGCGTGGTCGCTCCCGTCGGAGTCGTGGCGACTGCTGACGGTGGCGATGTGGGTGCGGACGTTCGTCATCTGCGAATCTTCCGAGGCGACTGCGGCCGACAAGAACTCGCTCCACCGATTCGCCGACCAGATCGGAATGACGACCGCCGGTCTGGCTGAGATGGGCTGGGCGGTCGCGAAGGACGAACTCAGCGCGAAGAGGGCCGAGGTGCAGGAGTCCACCGAGCCGGCCCGGCAGTCGTCGCGAAACCGCATGAAGGTCGTCGGTGCCGAGTGACGAACTCGCCCTCGACTTCGACCCGCTGCACAGTCTCGGCTTCCTGGTCACCGACTGGGTAGAGGCCCACTGCCGGGTTCCGGGCGGCGTCTACGAGGGTGAGCCGCTGGTCTTCAACGGTTGGCAGCTCTACTGCACGGCGAATCACTACCGCATCGTTCCCGGCGCCGTCCTCGACCCGCGCCGGCTGCTGGCCCCGTTCCATTACCGCCGCTCGGTGGTGGTGGGTCCGCAGAAGTCAGGCAAGTCGCCGTGGGGCGCGGGGATGCTGCTGGCGGAGGGTGTCGGTCCGTCGTTGTTCGCCGGCTGGGCGCGCGGCGGCGAGGTGTACCGCTGCTCCGATCATGGCTGCGGGTGTAGCTGGGAGTACCGGTACGAGCCAGGCGAGGCGATGGGTGTCCCGCGGCGCAAGTCGCTGCTTGGGCTGTTGGCGTTCGCGGAGTCGCAGACGCAGAACGTGTACGAGCCGCTGCAGACCATGATCCACAACGGCCCGCTCGCGAGCTTCGTGCACGTCCGCGAGGGCTTCATCCGGCTCCCGAACCGGGGCATGATCGTGCCCTTGTCGCGCGCGGCCCGGACGAAGCTCGGCAAGCCGCTGACGGGGGCGTTGGCCGACGAGTCGGGTCTGTACACGCTGCAGAACGGCGTCCTCGGCACGTGGCAGACGATGCGCCGGGGTGTGGCTGCGATGCAGGGACGCACGATCGAGCTGACGAACCCGTGGGACCCGATGGAGAACTCGGCGGCCCAGCAGGCTTTCGAGTCCCGCTCGAAGGACATCTTCCGGTACTACCGCAAGCCACCGACGAACCTGTCGTACGGCAACAAGCGGGAGCGGCACAAGATCCACGCCCACGTCTACGCCGACAGTCCGTGGGTGGACCCGTCGGGCATCGATGCCGAGGCTGCCGAACTCGTCGAGACCGACCCGACGCAGGCCGAGCGCTTCTTCGGCAACCGGCTGGTCCAGGGGCTCGGGGCATACCTGACTGAGGCGCTGGTCGAGTCCGCGACCATCCGCACTCACGTCGACGTCCCGGACGGTGCGGCAGTCTCGGGCGGCTTCGATGGCTCCCGATCGGGCGACTGGACGGCGCTGCGGCTGGAGACGGTGGAGGGTCACCGGTTCACCCCGACGTACGGGCCGGACCAGCGTCCGGCGGTGTGGCGTCCGGAGGAGTGGCCCGAGGGTCGGATCCCTCGCGGCGAGGTCAACGCATGCATGGACGAGGTCAACCGGCGCTACAAGGTGGGCCGGATCTACGTGGACCCGCGCCACTTCGAGACCCAGGCAGACGCGTGGGCCTCCGAGCACGGAGAAGACCGCATCATCCAGTGGCCGACGAACTCGATCACGCGGATGTACCCGGCGCTCGTCCGTTACCGCGAAGACCTCGCCGAGGGTCTGACCACGGCCGAGCCTGACCCGGTGTTCGAGCGGAACGCGCTCGCCGCCCGCAAGGTCGCCAAACCCGGCGACAAGTTCATCCTCGGGAAGCCTTCCGAGAACCAGAAGATCGACGTCCTGATGGCCGACGTGCTCGCCCACGAGGCCGCGTGCGATGCGCGCGCGGCCGGCTGGGAGAAGCCGAAGCCGAACTTCATCTGGACCGGATCATCGACGCGACGCTGAGGGGGTGGCGAGTGGATCCCGTTGCGGAGGCTCAGCGTTGGACTGGGCGCCTCGCCCGCCTGCTCGACGATCGTCGGCCCGACATCGACCGGCGCCTCGACTACTACCGGGGCACCTCGGGGCTACTGCGGTTCGCGTCGAAAGAGTTCGGGCAGTTCAACTCGAAGCGCTACCAGGGCTTCGCCGACAACTGGTGCGCCCCCGTGGTGCAGCCGACCGCCGAGCGCATGGTTCATCAGGGCATCATCCTGCCCGGCGAGCGATCCATAGATCCTGACGCTCAGCGGGCGTGGATGGGTTCGGACTGTGACCGCGGGTCGTCGGAGGCGTACGTCGTCTTCTCGGCTGCCGCGGTCGCTTACGCGCTCGTGCACCCGGGTGACGAGCCGAGGGTCACGTGGGAGCATCCAGGTCAGGCGATCGTCGACACCGACCCAGTCACGGGTGAGCGGCGTCGAGGCCTCGTCTCATGGGTGGATGACCGGTACGACTACGCCACCTTGTACGACAAGAAGACGGTGTGGAAGTGGCGGCGGCCGAACAACGACGCCGACACCCGCAAGCCGGCATTCCCGGCCCGAGTCGGCTTCGGCTGGTCGGCAGTGCCGGTCGAAGAGTCGGGCGACGACACGTGGCCGATCAAGAACCCCTTTGGGCTGGTGCCGCTGGTGGAGATGCGCAACCAGTCACTGCTGGACGACCGCCCGATCAGCGACATTGATGGCGTGATGGCCATGCAGGACGCCATCAACCTCGTCTGGGCCTACCTGCTGAACGCGCTGGACTACGCGTCACTGCCGCAGCGCATCGTGACTGGCGCCGATGTCCCGGTCCTGCCGGTGCTGGACAGCGACGGGAAGGTGGTCGGCTCGAAGCCGGTAGACCTGAACGACCTGATCCAGGAGCGCATCCTGTGGCTCCAGAGCAAGGACGCGAAGACTTCGGAATGGTCTGCGGCACGGCTAGACGTGTTCTCGGATGTCATCGAGCGCGCCGTGGAGCATGTGGCTGCGCAGACCCGCACCCCGCCGCACTACCTGGTCGCGAAGATGGTCAACACGTCCGGCGATGCCCTGGTCGTCGCAGAGGCCGGGCTGGTGTCGAAGGTGCGGGAGCGGATCACCTACGTGACCGCGCCGCATCGTTCGCTGTACGAGCTGATCTTCCTCGGCCTCAACCAGCCTGAGAAGGCTCGCGGTGCACGCTACGGGCAACTGAAGTGGTCTGATCCGCAGTACCGCTCGGACGCCCAGCGGGCCGACGCGTTGCTGAAGAAGCGCCAGATGGGCTATCCGTTCGAGTACATCCTCGAACTCGACGGGCTGGAGCCGGACGAGGTCGCGCGCGTGATGGCGATGAGGCGGGCCGAGGCCTCCGACCCGACCATGCAGGCGCTGATGGACAAGCTCGATGGCGCTGCAGTCGGCGGCTGACTTCTACGACGCGCAGCAACGCCGCATCCTCCTGACCCTCAATGCGACCCGCGGCGAGTGGTCGAAACTGTCGAAGCCGAGCGACTTCGACCAGATCCTCAAACGGATCTACGCCCTGATCGTCACCGCCCAACTCGGGGCCGCGAAGGACGCCGCCACCTACGTCCCTGCAGCCCTGGAGGAACAGGGCGCCCCGAGCAAGACTCCACTGCGGGTAGCCCCCGCCGCCTTCGCCGGCTGGGGCTACAGCACCACCAACCCGGGGCTGGCCCGGCCGCTGAACTCGCTGCTCGGGATCGTGCCGTCAATGGCAACCGGGAGCGACCTCGCCACCCAGATGGCCGCTGGCGGCACTTTCCTGGACCTGCTCGCCAAGACCCAGATCATCGAAGCGGGCCGGATGGCCACCAGCACCGGAATCAGCATCCGGCCGTCCGCAGGCTGGGTGCGGCAGGTCCGGCCGCCGTGCTGCCAGAACTGCGCGGTGCTGGCCGGCAAGTGGTTCCGCCGCAACACCGGCTTCCAACGCCACCATGGCTGCGACTGCATCCACGTACCCGCCCACGGCAGGGACGTGCCGGAGGGCTACACCGACACGATCGCGCCCGACCAGATCCACGACCTGACCGAAGCCCAACAGCAAGCGATCGCCGCTGGCGCCGACATGAACCAGGTCATCAACGCCTACCGGGACGCGACCCCGTCGATGCGAGCCCAGATGTTCACGACCGGTGAGGGTTCGACACGGAGGGGCTACGCCTCCTACATCCGGCGAGCCATCGACCAGCAGCAGGGCATCACGACCGCTGAGACCGCGACGGCCGTCGGGAAGCGTGGCGCGGTGAAGAACTACACCGTCCGCAGGCTTGCCCAGCGACGGCTCACACCCGAAGGCATCTACACGATCGCGCGGAACGACCGCGAAGTGCTCACCCTGCTGCGAGCGAACGGCTACGTGGTCGGCGACATCCGCCAGATCGCTGAGCAGGTCGCAGCACTCACACCTTGATCCACCCGTCGCCGCAAGGGCGCCGGGTTACTCCGCACGGGAGGAAGCCGCATGTCCGAGGATCACGCCACACTGGCCGAGATCATCGCAATCCACAAGTCCCTCTTCGGCGGCTGGAAGATGATGGCCGACGAGCAGGGCGAGGCATCCGAGGATGCCGACGAGGCCGAGACGGACGATGCCGTCGAGTCGACTGGCGACAACGACGACGAGGCCGACCCCGAGGGTGCTGATGCCCTCGGCGACCCGGGCAAGAAGGCGCTCGACGCCATGAAGGCCCGAATGAGGAACGAGCAGGCCAAGCGCCGCATCGCCGAACAGAAGGCGAAGGACGCGCAGGATGCGCTCGCCAAGGCTCAGGGTGAGGACGAGGCTGCGGCGCAACGCCGCAAGGTCGAGTCCGACGCGCTCGCCAAGGCGAACCAGCGCATCGTGAAGGCCGAGGTGCGGGCTGCCGCGAAGGGCGTGCTCGCCGATCCGGAGGACGCGCTGGTCTTCCTGAACCTCGACAGCATCGAGGTTGGGGAAGACGGCGACGTCGACGCCGATGACATCGCGCAGCAGGTCGCCGACCTGGTCGCGAAGAG